TTAAGGAGCTAATGAAGCTGGACGCTAAACGTGATTACTTGATCCCTGATGTCCTGCCTCATCCTTCTGTCGTCTTGATCTATGGCGCTGGTGGTGACGGTAAATCCATGTCCGCTTGGGCTCTTGCAAAACACATTGCAACTGGTCAACCCTTCTTGGTTCGTGGCAATCACGTTCCAGTCGAACAAGGCCCTGTCCTCCTGCTAAACGGTGATCAGCCTTTGGTTCAGCTCAAAGAACAACTGGAAGAGATGGACTTTCCCGTCACTGACCAGACTTTGATCCAGACCGACTGGCAGCTTCAACGCTATGCACAGTTCATCAAACTCATGGAGAAGCACCGCCCCAAACTCGTTGTCATTGACTCGCTTATTGGCTGCTCTGGTGGTCGAGCCTTTGATGAGAACAAATCTGAATTTGCTCAGCCCTTGTATTGGCTCACCAAAAACAATGGTGATCTCTTCCCTGCAACCACAATCCTCATCGTTCATCACGCCAACAAGAACGGTGGCTTCAGGGGAACCTCAGCCATCCGTGATGCTGTTGACGAGACTTGGGCGTTACGCAAGCCAACCGACGAGGAGAAAGGCCGTGTAGGCGGTCATAGCCGTCTAATCACAATTGAAAAGTCACGCTCAGGCCGTATGGACACCCAACTCGTCATGCAAATGCAAGATGACCTGTCCTTCACCATCAGTGACTTCACGCCCGAAGTGGATGAAAACAACACATCACCAGCTTCCGTTGCTGATCGCGTCCTTCAGAAACTCAGAGTCGTTCACCCCGAATCACGCACTATCGAAGATCTGTTTTACGACCCACTAATCAACGGCAAAACAGCCGCTATCCGCAAATCGCTCCAACGATTGGAAAAACGAGGATTAGTAGTCTCAAACGCCTCAGATAAGTCCCGTTCCAAACAACAAGTCAATTCCTATAAAGCAATACTCGCGCGTGGAGAGGGTCAGAAAGTGTCCCAACCAGGGGTAAATGCTAGTGCTGGAACGGCATCTGAGGTGGGACACAAGGCTGGGACACCCCTGTCCTGTCCCAACCTTTCTGAGGGTTCTGTTGTAGTTGATATTGGAGCGGATGAGCTGGGACACATCTAACTGTCCCAACCCCCTGTCCCAACCTTCTTCCATTGCTATCACTAGCATTTGGGGCGGTTGGGACACCTACGGCATCTATACGCGCGAGAAGCCTTTCGATGAATTGGAGCGAAATCCTTAGCAAGGCTGGTGTTCCTGAACCTCCGGGCTACCTTGAAACCGTTGCTTCGGTACGCTCCAAACCCAGAGTTAAATCGTCCAACAAATCCAAAAAATCCAAAAAGAAACCCGTAAAATCACGGAATGAAAAGAGTCGAAACCTACCTCCCCGAGGAAGTCGCCAAACGTCTTTCTGATCAAGCAGAAAGCATTGGCGTTGGACGATCAGAATTGATCCGTGACCTCATCCTTAACTCTCAAACAAGTTTTGACATTACGCCCGATGATTACAACAAAGCTGTTGTCAGGGTTCGTAAGCGTTGTGGCCATCTTATTGGTCGCCATCAGGCTGAAAGCGTTGTGGCGTCAGTCTTCGCAGAGTTCTCAGGAGCCAGTCTTCGTGCAGCAAAAAATTAATCTGTACTACTGCCAGGTCGATGATGACGACGAGCACTTCCCATTAGCCATTGCTCGATTTACTGCCTATGACGAGGACCACAAGCCCTTGTCTGTAGAACAGGTAACTTACGAAAGTGACCCTAATTACTTTCAAGCTCAGGTCTCTGCTGCTCTTTCATGCGGTGTTGACGTAAGTGTCATTACGGCTTCACCAATGGAAGATTTTGCTTGGATTAAACAACTATCGCAACAAGCTTGAAACTTAAAATCTTTCGCAATGACAGCACATGGATTGTGCTAACAGAGAATAATGAGATAACGTTCCATCAAACGCTTGCTGGAGCGATGGCTGATGCCTCTACCAAAATCAGGGCGTCAACTGATACTGGATCGTCTGTATGCAGCAGTTAGATCAGCCGCAACTGCTGACATCCAACGAGCTGCAATGCTCCTAGAAGGAGCAAAAAAGATTAGGGCAGGCTCTAGCCGTCAAAGATCTTCCGCTCGAAAGGCACAGGCCAATGCTTGGGAGAAAAAGGTTGACAACTCAGTAACATGGTAACATTACTTTAGTATTGTGCCGTTTGATGGCAAGCAATCACGGCAAACGTGTTTACATTCAAGTGCTACTAGACCCCAATCGTGGTGCGTTGTTTTTGCTTGAAGCAAAAGAAAAGGGAGTTAAACCTTCATCCTTAATGCGTGAAATTATCTACGATCACGTTGCCAGCGAAAATACTCTTGATACTTACGAGCAAGCCCTGATTCAGGACAAGCAAGAATGGCAAAACTCCGTAGAAGCAAGAATTGCTGGACGTGCTGCTAAGCGTCGTGAACGTGCTGGTTTAAAAGAAGAGCCTTAAACCTGTTCCAGTCCAGCAATATGCCCAACAGCTTGCCTAAGCAATTTGCCCTGATGCCAATGCTGACGCGCCATGGCAACACAAAGCTGTGACAGCACATCTATGTTCTCGCAGTCCTCAATCTCCCTAATACTGCGTTCGAGCGTCAATTCCTCTTCAAGACTCTGCTCAACGACCATCCATTCCATTGATGGATCGTAAGGCCCGCTTTTCGGAAGCATAAGGTTCCTCCGTCTTGAACCGTATGTAATCACCTATAGCTGGAAATAACCAGTCCTGCACTGGCAAACACGCCTGCCAATTCACAGGTTGGACACAGTTCATCACGACTGTCGTCCAGAACGCACTGATATAACCCCAATTCATCGATCAACAAATACAGCCCAGCCGCTTGCTTCCCCTTCGATAGACCAGCGTTGATAAAACGCAGGACGCGACATTCTGATTAATTCACCAGATTTTGTGGTGTCATGCCCGCCATGATCCATATCTGGCTTACCCATCGGATCCATGGCAATGAAATCGTCTTTGTCATAGCCAATGATTACGCTCCAATGACCACAGCCTTCGCTGTCGCATACTGCTGGATTGCCGTTGGTTAGATCACCTTTATGCAGCCAACCAACCATGATTGGCCTGCCAGCATCAATCTCAATCTCAATGTCCTCAACCCTCGCATCCCTGCGAAACTCAGCGTCCAGACCAAGTGATCTCAACGCAGAAACTTGAGCGTGAACTGCTGTCGTATCACCAAACTTTCGGCGTACATGCCGATAAGCGTCTTGGCTTTTGATGCCATGGTGGAACGCTACAACCATTGCAGCTGCTGCATCAAAGCATTCCCGGTAGCCATAGCCAGTAAGGCTATTCATTTGGTTGTAATACGGAACGCCATAAACCTCTTGGTGAATGCCGCTGGTCTTCCACATCTCAAACCATTCAGCCTCATCACTTAGGAGGTCTTGATCAATAGATTTTTCCAGCTCTGCAATCGCAGCTAGCTGGTGAGGATCGCCTTTCTTAAAAAACTGAAAAAACGGGAGAAGTGATAAGCCCACAACGATTACGACCCAAACCCACATTTACTTTTCAACGCGACCATCCGGGAACAGTAAGTCCTGCACATACTTACAGGCCACATCGTCCAATTGGTTGTCCGTTTGCTCGCTGATTTTGATCAGACAATCCAACAGCAACTGTTTTACGGCTTTTGATTTGATGAAGCTAAACAGAATTGGCTTTAGAAGTAAAACCATGACAGCACTGTGTGTGCCGGAAGTCTAAGTCCGATTTGCGTGGCCTTCCAGTCGTGCAACATTCTGCTCTAAGTCTGAGATTCGAGCGAATAACTCCTGATCCCTTACTCGTAGATCGGCATGGAGCACATCCATTCTTGACGCTAAATTATCGACAGCTGATGTCAGACGCACCAACGAATCCCTTCCATGCTGTGTCTCACGGTTGGCACCTTTGATACCAGAAGCTGCCACGCCTATTGACGCACCAGCAACAGCAGCCCAGATTTCAACCACCATTCGACCTCTAGCGTGAACTCATCATGGCAGAAGAACAGGCAAAGCAAGAGCAAGAAAACGACAACTCACGTTTAGGAGATGTCATCAAAGTTGTGTTGCTTAGTTGGGCAATGGCAATCCTGACGGCAAACTACCTTGGCGTCTTCAAGCAATCGCTTGATCCCACCTATCCAGCTTCCATCCTTTCTGGTACGGCTGCATCCTTTGGCTTAGCTGTTGGTGGCAACAAAAAAGCAAAAAAAGAAGAGCCTACAATTAAGGAACAGACCTCTACGTCCAAACCCAAATGAGACGTTTTCTCTTTGTATCGTGCCTAACATTTTTTGCGATAAGTCCTGCTTCGGCAGACATTACGCACGCTATTAAATCTTCAATCTCTCTGACTGTTGATGGTGCGGGATCAATCTCAACGCGTTTGCCGTCTTCAATGGCGGTATCTGGCTCTAACGTCACTCTGGGTACTCCTCCTACTTTGGGGACACTCACTTCCGGCACTGCTCTTGGGTACACTCCTGGCGCTTACAGTATTACTACTGCTGGTGACAGCTTTTCGTATTCAGAGTCATACATAGAAGGCGATGACGTTCCAACCGTCCTTTCAACAACTGTTACTGCTGGTGTAGTGCCTGCTATGCCAATCTTTTCTAGCAACACCACAACCTCTGGCGGTGTAGCTGGCACTTTGGCTGGAACGATTGCAACAGATGGCGCATTAGCGATTACTGCTGGTGGCGCTGGTACAACTGCAATCGGTCAAGTCATTCAAGAGTTAACTATTCGATGAAAATCTTGCTGCTGTTGCTTTTAGCTGCTCCAGCTGCAGCAATTCCTGTAGTGCCAAATTTTCAGCAAGGTGTTTTGTCTTCCACGACACGCACCAAAACAAAAGTAACTGAGGTAATTAATTCATACGAATACAGAACAGGATATGAGTACAGCGCAAGCGGAACAAATATTGCTCCAATTGGTGGCAGCATTGCCCCAGCTAGTCTGACCACAACAACAAACACTCTCAATGGTGTTTCTAGTCGTTGGACTGGTCTTGACCCTGCTAGCAAACCTACTTGGAACATCGTCAGCCAAGGTGCATCGTTCCAGTTCGTTGAAACGCTCCAGGGGCCAGGACTTACAAATCACACCCTGATCAACAGAGAAACAGACATTGAATCTTTAACCGAGACGACAAGCACCTTTAGCCAATGAAGCGAGTTGTCGCAACGCTTTTGCTGCTAACCGCTCCAGCACAAGCACAGGTCTCAAGCACTGCCGCTCCAGTAGCAAACAGCTCAGGCTCAGTTACCAACCAAGCTGTTCAGGTCGTGCCAGCAAGACAGTTCACTAATACTTACGGCGGTGGGATTAGCTGCCAAGGTGCAACGCTAAGCATCAACCCTTTTATCAGTACAACAACAGGCTGGGCACAACCGTACGAAAGTCACTACAACGAACCTGTATATGACACGATCGATGTTGTTGGCGCGTTTGACCCAGAAGGCAATTCAATCCCAGATGGCAGGCCAGATAATCCAGGCGATATTCTTTTTTACAAGCCAATTAGGACAGGGCAGAAAACCAACTTATCGATTAACGGCGGCATCACTGCCACAATTTCGATACCGCTGGATCGTCATCACGTACGAACTTGTCGAAAAGCCGCCGAAAAACAGGTGGCACTTCTAGACGCAACACTTGCAGACAAAAGGCTGAACTACGAAATCGCAAGGCTTAAAAATTGCGCTGGCTTAATGAAAGAAGGCATCATGTTTCATCCCAAAAGCCCTTATGCGTCAATCTGCGCTGATGTTGTCCTGACCAGTCCGCCAGGTGTTCTGCCGCCCCACATACATTCAATCCCTACTTCTTTAAAGACCGCTGAAACTTCCGGCGTTGCCAAGCCGACTCAACAACAACCTTCTTCCCCAGCTTCTCCTTAATTTTCTTGATCGTCTTTTTGACAAGAGGCTTGATCACTTTTAGCAGGATGTCTCCTAATGGTTTGGCAAAGATTGCCGCTGTTGTTGCCACTGCCGCAATCGTTGCAGTCGTGACCACAACAGGTGAACCAGGCAGATGATTGCCGAGAATCGCTGGTATGTCCAACGGGTCGAGCTGTGCTTTGCATTCTCCATCAATCCACTCATAGCCAGTGATCACAGCAGTCTGAAGCTTATTTTTAGCGCCAATAGGTATTGCGTCCGGTGGCGGACATGGCAACTCCGTGTCTACATTTGGAACGCCAGCAAGTTGGGAGGCTGCTGGTGAAGGGGACTTGGCCGGTTGCTTCGACTCAGCCGGTTTTTCTTTTGGTGCTTCAACAGCTGGTGGCTTAGCTGGCCCATAAGTCAACGTGCCAGGCGTAAACTCCAGCGCGTCATAACTGGGCATCGTCCCATCACAAACAACAAAGTTCCCTTTTGGATCATTGGTGTAAGCGTCTGCGTTGCCGGGCTGTGTATTCCTGGTCTCAACGCAACCCGGCATATCTGCAACCGGAAAACCCAGCATTAACGTAATTGGTGGCTCCTGCGGAATGCTTTGCGGTGGGACGCCTCTCCAGGCTGGTATTTCTGGAACGTAAACACGCCCCACACCAATGGACCCAACACCAACTTCCGGAATTTCAGCCATGGCCACAAATCAAAAGGCCAAGCAACGTTCTAAGCCTGAAGATCATCATGATGCAGAACTTTTAGATGCCCTTCATGCAAGCGGTCAAGGAGCATCCGTTCCAAATACGCTTAAAAAGGTGCCGTCAAACCGTTCTTGATTACAGGGCCTGTTGCTGATGGCAACTCAGGCATCACGTCATCGAGCTTGGCTGGCACCATCTGAGTTATTACCTTTGTCAGCTCTAGCTTTAGCTCACTCATGTAATACTTCGTCAGCGATGGAATGCGCGTGTAAAGCATCACCGATCCAACAACCATCGCTCCAGACATAAAAAAGGCTGTAGTCCCGAGCAAGTTAAAAACCTTTTGCATGATCAGGCTCCAAAGAAAAACCTCCCTTGCTGTGTGAGACCAAGGGAGGTGCAATTGCTCTTCCGGCTAAATGCTAGCTCAGAAGTTGTACTTCATGCCAATCTTGGTGCCGACATTAGCTGCGTCGAAATCGTCAACAGTGATGAAGCTGACTTCGCCATAAAGGTTGAGGTTTTTGTCAGCAGTGATGGCAACAGCGCCGCCAATCTTGCCGGAAAATTCAACGGACGCCTCGTCATTGTCAGGTGAGATCAAAGCCGGACCAGCCTGCAAATACCAAGAGGTGTCTTCACCAGAACCTTCAACGCCAATGTGAAAATCAGTGGTTGAACCAACGAAATCCATATCCAGGCCATCGCCACCGGCAAAGCCAGCGTTGTTTTCAATGTTTAGATAAGGGCCAGCGAGGGCAGACGCTGGTGCCAATGCAACTGCCGTAGCGGCTGCACCAAGAACAAGAGACTTGATCATTTTTAGAAAGGGTTGAGTTTCCTTGAACCAGATTAACTGGCCTAGTCAATGGACGGTTTTGAATGTGTTCTTCAGTTCTCATCCGTTCCAGGGAACGTTGAGAAATGACGCTTATGCAATCCGGTATAAAGACCACGCTTTGGATGATCTGCTTTGTCGCGGCCTTCAAGCTTGTAAAGCATGTCGAGCCAGACAATACGATTATTCATCGCAACTAAATCCTCTGCCCCTGGCTTGCAGGGGATCATTGGGTCAGGTCTTTGCATCAGGAAGGTTTGGTCGGCCAAGCCATCGTATGCGGGAAGCCATCCGCTGACGGCAAGTCACGTAAGGCTTGGCGGTATGTCTTCATTGCAGTGGCAATGTTCGTTCCCGTCTCTTTTGCCATAACAACAACCCAGTCGGTTTCAGCAATCAACCTGTCACGCTCAGCACGCACAGAGGCAGCAGCTTCGCTGTCAATACGTGCCTTGTATGCAACTTCGTTGTCAGCCGCTGTCGTTACTTTGCCGTCATCATCGGTTGTGTCAGTGAAGACTGGACCGGCAATGAACTTGGTAAACCATTGCCCATCAATCTCTTCGACACCATCACGAGTGCTGATGCCATAAGGAGCAGTAACAGTTGCCGCCGCTCCATTCAAAACAGCGTCATAGCCAAAGCTATTTAAAACCTCTGTGCTGATCTGTTTCGGGAAGCTGGTGTTGGGGTGTTCAGACTTGAACTGGCTGACAGTGGTGACAGCGCCTGTGGAGCGGTTGCGGATTTCCATGATTAAGCGATGGCGAGGAATAAGTAAGTGCCGCTACTGGCATGAAGGGTAGCGGAAGCTAAGTTTGATCGATTTCTAATTTTCATAGTTAGTTATGTTTAAGCGATTGCAAGATAGAGGTACTTAGCTCCAGCGTTAGTGTTGTTTACAAATGAATTGCCACCGACAACTGTAAAGCCAGAAGTGAGTGGATCAATTAAATCGTTTCCACTATCTTGAGCTGAGCTGCTATTTAGTTTAATTACAGGATCATTGCCACTCACAATTCCACGTGATGAGTCAAACAAACACCAGTCCCCAGTGGCATCTGTTCGTTTAATTAATACAAACCTTGCACCATTAGTAAATCCACAATCAACATTAATATCGCTGGAGGAACCATCATAGGTGCCTACTTTGCTGATGCCATCAAGGCTGGCAAAAAGGTAGGCGATAAAACTGTTTCCAGACCTATTGACCCCAGTTTCAGTACCAACAAAAAACTGAGTAGAAGTCGGCGTGGTTTGCTGCCATACCGCTGACGTTGCGTTACCCGCTGCACCGGCATCAAATCTGATTTGCTTGTCATTGCCCAATGCTGAAGCGTACACAAACCAAGCATCACCGGTTGTGCGTACTTTGCAAATGACCAGCTCTGGTGCTACTTCTAAGTTGTGGTCAATCGACTGGTTAGAGCCTGTCCCCGGATAAGTAACTACATCAAAAAAGCCTGGGGCACGTTTGAACATCCAACTATAAAAATCAGTTCCCGTACTGGTACTGTTAAACCATCCATTTTGGTAATCAAACCGAAAGGAGGCATCATCGCTTTCCCCAGCAGTTGTGTCTAAATGGAGTCTTTTTGGCCCCAACAAACGAGTTCCTGCTGACCACGTATATGCTTGACTAGCGGCTCTCCACCAAGCCCAATCAACAGGAAAACCACTATTCCATGCTGGAGGTGTTGGCGAAGTACCGCCAAGAGTATCCATAGCAAACACATCTGTCCCAGCTTCAGGCGGCTTATTCGGACGCCGGATTGCCATGTAGATGTAATTTTTACCACTTGAATTAACATTTGCATTGGACTTTGCTGTAAAGCCAGTAGGAGTTAGGTCTACATAGTCCGCCGCTGATTCTTCATTAGCGCCGCTGGCGTTCAAAACATAGTCATCAACAGTTCCGCTAAATACGCCACGCATGTTATCTAATAGAGTCCAGTTATAACCATGGGTAGAAGACTTTATTAATAGCCACTGAGGCTCGAAACCTAGATCTACATTAACGTTGCTACTACTTCCAGAATAAGTCCCACATTTAATAATGCTTTCATCCTCATCAATGCCAAACTGTGCGTCGTCGTGGGCAAAGATGTAGGCGACGTAGGTGTTACCAGAGCCATTTACAGTGCTTGATACAGTCATTGTTGTACTGCTTGTAGCCGTAACTGATGCGCCAAAACCTGTACTTGATGAGTTCAATAGCAACGAGCTGCTAAACCCAACGTTTCTGTGATACACATACCATCCGCCCGTGGTATTTATAACTTTTATAATTACCATTCCCGGATTACTTCCGAGAGAGTGAGAAATATCTTGTCCATCTACGCCATTACCAGACCATGTAACTACATCAAAGAAACCAGGCGCTTTGCGGAATGTCCAGGAGACAAAATCATCAGTATTTGCATTTACAGTGCTGTCACTACCAACCCTAAAACCGTTGTTATTGAAAAGATTTAAATGGTTTGAACCAGTGCTTTCTCCTGACGTTTGATTACTCGATATGTATTTTGTAGCACCTCTTTCAGTGTCAGTTAATATATGTTCACGGCCATCAGTACTCCGATTTTTTATCCATACCAAGCCACCTTCACCGGCTAAATCAATTCCGTTATTGATTGTTTGTGTATCTCCGCCACCAACAGCATCGCCTTTATATAAAAACGTACTAAAAACATCATCAACGTAAACCGAACCTCCACCTGCTGCGCCAGACGCTCCAGCAAGAATGCTGCTTCCAATAACGCTCATGAGTAAGCCAGAGTTACAACAGAATGGATTGAACCTGTGGTGCGAACGATGTAATCCAAACGATCCACCGAACTGGCAGCAGTGCTTAACGTTGGCGGCGTTCCACCAGCCCAATCGAAGTAACTGCCCCATGTAATAGCGCGTGATCCGGTCCCGTCTTGCACTAAAAATATCGATCCAGACTGACCGACCGCAAGGTTTGTGGGGTTAGCAAGCGTCAAGCTTTCGCCTAACGTCAAAGTGAAATTATTACTTGCTGCAAAATCAGGCGTTACCGTCGAGCCACTTGTCAGCGTTGTAATTTCACCGCGCTGGCTAGCGGTAAACGTCTGGGCTACGTCAGTCTTTGCAGTGTCAGCATCAAACCCTTGAACAGTGCTGCCAATAGCAGTTGAAACCAAGACGTTGTCAACTGTGACCGTCTTAGTGCTGGTCGTTATCGAATCGACCTTTACCGTTCCAAACGCCATTACTAAACCAGCCGTAGGGCAATTACGTTTATCTTAACTCCCTTTAAACGATTGCCCAAGCAGAAGACGCTGGCACCGTAATGGTTGCAGCTGCATTAATCGTTATAGGACCAGCAGAAATCACATTCTTACCAGTGCCAATCGTATAAGTCGTCGTAATCGTGTTGTCATGCTCTAAAGCCCATTCATCTGACCCACCGCCAGTCGCTCCAGCTGCCGCAGCAGACCACGTAATTGCACCTGATGGCCCACCACTTGTTAAAACCTGGCCGCTTGTGCCGTAATTCGCTCCACCAACACCAATCTGACCAGCGGGGCCAACACGAAGCCGTTCAGCATTTTCAGTCGTGACAACAAAACGGCCATCGCTGCCAGTGTCTATAACCTCGGCCTTGCTATCCCCCTCTGAAATTGAATCACTGGAAAAGCTGTAAGCGAGCGAACTCCAAGCAGTTGAACCGTTACCTACTTTCCATTTGCCAGTGTCCGACTCATACCCCAACTCACCACTCAAAAGCGTTGGATTCACGGTAGTCCAACCAGAAGCGGTATCTCGCCGCTGCTGCATTTGGACTCTTACGTTTGTTGCCGTCATAATGAAGCGCCCCCGGCATTCAGTATAAAGCTGGCAGCAACAGCAGGATCGGCGTCAACGGCATCCAAGATGAATGGTGCAGTGCCTGAAAAAACATAGCTGTCAAAAGCAGCCAAACTGCCCAACTGAGCAGATTCGCCAACCAAAATAAACTGGATTAGGACTCCCTCAATCGCACGTATAGAAATAGTGACGTTGTATCGCTGAAAGCCAATATGTTCTTCAGTTG